TACTTCCCCGGTGCCTTCTGGCGGCCGTGGTCGCAGGATCACCTTCGCGTGATCGGCAGAATCGAACATGCCGTTCGCGAGGGCGGGTTGTTTGCGTTCGCCATGCCGCGTGGCTCGGGCAAGACGGCCCTCGCCCGTTGTGCGGCGTTGTGGGCGATCCTGTACGGCTATCGGCCGTTCATCTGCATGATCGCCGGCAGTCAGGACAATGCCCGCGAGCTGCTCCGGCCCATTCGAACGTTCATTCTCGAAGAACCGTTACTGCTGGCGGACTTCCCGGAGGCGGTGTATCCGCTGCGGTGCCTGGAAAATTCCTCGAAACGCCAGCTTCAGCAGCATATTCAGGGCCAACTCACCCACGTCCATTGGGGCCAGGACAAGATGGTGTTTCCCAGCATTGAGGGCGAGCATTTGCCCAAGGCCATGCGTGACGACGGTGTGGAGTTTTCCCCATCGGCAGGCAGCATCATCAGCACGACCAGTTTGGACAGCAATCTCCGTGGCCAGCAGCACACACGGCCGGACCGCTCGATCATCCGCCCGTCGCTGGTGTTGCTGGACGATCCGCAGACTCGCGAGTCGGCGATGTCGGCGGACCAGACGCGGAAGCGGCTCAATCTTGTGCATGGCGATGTGATGGGTTTGGCGGGGCCTGGCGAGTCGATCTCGGCGCTCTTGACCTGCACGGTGATGTACCACGGCGATTTGGCGGATACGTTGCTGGACCGTGAAAAATCCCCCGAATGGGAAAGCGAACGGACGAAGCTCATTTATGCGTGGCCCGTCGACCAAAAACTATGGGATCAATACGCCGACGTTCGTCGCACCCAGGGCAAAGCGGCCGGGACGGCCTTCTACGCCGCTCGTCGTGAGGCGATGGATCGCGGCGCTGCGGTGGCGTGGCCGGATCGGTTTGACGCCAAGGCGGGGGAGATTTCGGCGATTCAGCATGCCGTGAATCTGCGTTTGCGGACGGGCCCCGAGGGGTTCGCCACGGAATATCAGAACGAACCCGTTCTCGTACAGATCGCCGACAACGTGTTGACGGTCGATCAGGTACAGGCCAAGGTTAGCGGCCACAAACGCGGGGAGATTCCCGCCGCATGCACGAAGTTGACGATGTTCATCGACGTTCATGATTCTCTGCTGTACTACATGGTCTGCGCCTGGAGCGACGACTTTAGCGGGCAGATCGTCGAATACGGCACGTTCCCGCAGCAGAACCGTTCGTTTTTTACTCGCAACGACGCCTCGAACACGCTGGCGGCGATGTTCCCCGGCCACGGGGTGGACGGTGCGATCCATGCCGGGCTTGAAAATCTGGTTACGGAGTACTTGGCCAAGGAATGGTCGCGCGGCGGCGGGTTGATGCGCCTGGATCGGTTGTTGGTGGACAGTGGGTACAAGCCCGGTGTCGTCGCCGACGTGAAGCGTCGGTGTGGTGGCAGTGTGATGATGCTCTCGAAAGGTGTCGGCATCCGGGCCGCTCGTCGCCCGTTCGCCGCCTACACCAAGCGGCCCGGCGAGACCATCGGTTATCACTGGTACATGCCCAACGTGCGTCGTACCGCCCAGTTCCAGCATGTATTGATCGACACCAACTTCTGGAAGAGTTTTGTGCATAACGGCCTGTCGGCGGCACCGACCGACCGGGGGTGCATCGGCATTTATGGCACGACAAAGACTGATCACGGCCTGCTGGCTGAGCATGTCGCCCGTTCGGAACGGTGGGTCGAGGTCACCGGCCCGCATGGCACGGTCAAGGAGTGGTCGCTTTTGCCGACGCGCCCAGACAACCACTGGCTGGACTGTCTGGTCGGCTGTGCCGTCGCCGCGTCGATCCAGGGCGCGGGCCTGCCGGGTGTCGAGGGGCGGTCGGCGTCGCCACGGCAGCGATTACGGTTGTCGGAGTTGCAACGGAACAAGCGGTAGCGTCCGCGATATGAAAAAAATTTTGAAATCTGTCCAAAATCCACAGGACAAAAACGGCTTTTCTGCGGATGTAGAGATATACAGCACACGGGTGTCCACACGCATGACTGAAACTCTCGACAACACGATTTTGCAGAACGCCGCCGGACCGCGCAAAGCCAGCGCGGATGCGGTCACGGTCGAACAGCATTCATTGGCTGACCAGATCAAGGCGGACAGGTATCTGGAATCGAAGAAGGCCAGTCGGGCTGCGGGGCTTGGGATTAAGCTGGTGAAACTTTCGCCGGGAGGGACCGTTTGATGTGGCCGTTCCGAAGGAACAAAGGGCCACAGGATGGGGAGTATATGAAAACCCCCACCGATGGACGGTCCCTCCCGGCCCGGGCGGCGGTCGCCGCAGCGAGTACGGCGGCGAGCGCCATGTCGGGCGCGACAGCGGTCGCCGCGTCTGCCGCACCATCGGTTGTCGAGGCGGCTGCGACGCCGACTGTCGCATCGTCGCCCACCGCGTCGCCCACGTCGCTGACAAAAATGCCGGTGGTGGTGCGGGCGCGGTATGACGCGGCGCAGACGACGGTGGAGAACGCGCGGCATTGGGCGATGGCGGATTCGTTGTCGGCGGACGGGGCCACCTCCGCCGACGTTCGCCGGAAATTGCGGGAACGGGCTCGGTACGAGGTGGCGAATAACAGTTATGCCAAAGGGATCGTGCTGACGCTGGCGAACGATTGCATCGGCACGGGGCCGCGGTTGCAGTTGTTGTCGGCGAATGCCGGGTTGAATCGTCGTGTTGAGGCGGCGTTTATTCGGTGGGCTCGCGAGATCAACCTCGCCGGCAAGCTGCGCACCATGCGAATGGCCAAGAGCACTGACGGCGAAGCGTTCGCCGTGTTGACGGCCAATCCGATGATTGACTCGCCCGTGATGCTCGACGTGCAGCTTGTCGAGGCGGATCGTGTGGCGTCGCCGTCAGGCGCGTCGCCGGTGTTTGATAGCGGAGTTGATGGGATTTCGCTGGATTCTCGCGGTAATCCGCGTTCGTACGCCATTCTTCAGCAGCACCCCGGCGACCTGGCCAATTGGATGACGGCCGTGGACTGGGTGGACGCCGACGCAGTGGTGCATTGGTTCCGTGCGGATCGGCCCGGCCAGCATCGGGGCGTGCCGGAGATCACGCCCGCGTTGCCGTTGTTCGCTCAGTTGCGGCGGTACACGCTGGCGGTGATTGCGGCAGCGGAAACTGCCGCCGATTTTGCCGCTGTGTTGTACACCGACGCGCCCGCCAACGGCGAGGCGCACCCGCTCGATCCGATGGATGTCGTCGCCCTCGAAAAACGCATGGCCACGGTGCTGCCGGACGGCTGGCGGCTGGGCCAGGTCGAAGCGCAGCAGCCGACAACGACCTACGCGGAGTTCAAACGCGAAATCCTCAATGAAATCGCCCGTTGCCTGAACCTGCCGTACAACATCGCCGCGTGTAATTCGTCGGGTTACAACTACGCCTCGGGGCGGTTGGATCATCAGACGTATTTCAAGTCCATCCGCGTGGAGCAGGCCCACCTGGCCGAGGCGGTGCTGGATCGCATCCTGGCGGCCTGGCTTGCCGAGGCGGAATTGCTGCCCGAGTTTGCTGATCTCCGCACGATGCCCAACATTCCGCGTCAGTGGTTTTTTGACGGGACGGAGCACGTTGACCCCGCCAAAGAGGCCAACGCCCAGGCGACGCGATTGGCCAGCAACACCACCACACTCGCATACGAGTATGGCCGTGCGGGCAAGGACTGGGAGGTCGAACTTCGCCAGCGGGCCAAGGAGGTTCTATTGATGCGGGAGTTGGGATTGGTGCCGGAGGCGTCGGCTTCGCCGGGGCCGCCGAATTCCAAACCCCGCGAGTTGGATGAAGCGGAACTTGTCGTCTCGGAAGATTGACCGTTCACTCGAAACATCGCCCAGGAGCATATAGATAATGTCAAAGCACGCCGATTCCCGTTCGCAGTCTGCCGTTTCTGAACAAAAACCGCTCGAGTTCCTGAACATCCTCTGCCCGCTGACGGTGGAGGCGTCCGGTGAAGCCGACAAGAAAATGCCGCGATTCCGCATGGTGGCGTACACCGGCGGCACGATGCGGATCACGGGTTTTCCGTACCCGGTCGTCGTCGATCTTGAGGGGTTGTCGGTTGATCGTCAGGACATTCCGGTTCGCCTCGATCACAACCCGCGTCAAGGGATCGGCCACACGCAACGGGTGGCGATTGAAAATGGGCAGGTCGTCGCCGAGGGGCTTGTCAGCCGCGACACGTCCTGGGCGCGCGACGTGGCCCGCAGTGGCGTCAACGGTTTTCCGTGGCAGGCGTCCATCGGTGCCGCCGTCGTGGACGCCCAGGTCGTGCCCAACGGCCACAGCATCACCGTCAACGGACGGACGTTTAACGGACCATTACACATTGTCCGCAAGGCCGTCCTTAAGGAAATCTCGTTCGTCGATAGCGGCGCGGACCCACACACCAGCGCGAGCCTCGCCGCGCAAGCAAAGGAGCAACAGCACATGGACCCTTCCCAAACCAGCACGATGACCACCGCCACGCAGTCCACCGACACGGACACCGGCGACAGCGCCACGTCGTCGGCAGGCACCCAGCCGCCCACATCCACCGCGCCCACGTCCGCGCCGACGACCATCGCCGCCCAGGCCGCCGACGATGATCCCGTCGCACGGATGCGTCAGCGTGTCGCCGCCGAGACGCGCCGTATCGAGGCGATCCGCACGCTCTGCGACGGCAAATTCCCCGCCATCGAAGCCAAGGCCGTCGAGAACGGCTGGGACTCGTCGCGGACCGAGTTGGAAATCCTTCGCGCCAAACGGCCTGAAGTCGCCGCCGTCGTCACGCGGCAGCAGGTTGCCACGCCGCAGGTGTTCGAAGCCGCCGCGTTGATGGCGTCGGGGCTGTCGATGGGCCGGATCGAGTCCACCTACGCCGAACCCGTTCTGGAAGCCGCCGAACGGATGCGCGGCGTCGGCATTCAGGAGTTCTGCGAGACCATCTGCGGCCGCCAGTTGCCGCGATTCCGCCGCGACGCTTCCGGCTGGCTCGAAGCCGCTTTCAGCACCGCGTCGCTGCCGGGCATTCTGTCCAACATCGCCAACAAAATGCTGCTCGAAGGCTACAACTACGTCGAGGACGCCTGGCGGCGGATCGCGAAGATCGCCAGCGTCAACGATTTCAAAGAGCACAGCCGCTACCGAATGACAGGTTCGTTCACCTTCGAACAGGTCGGGCCCAGCGGCGAATTGAAGCACGGAAAAATCGACGAGATGAAGTTCGGCCAACGGGCCGGCACGCACGGGATCATGTTCTCGCTGACGCGCGAAATGATCATCAACGACGACATGGGCGCGTTCACCGACATCCC